ATTTGCTATTTGGAATTGTAACACATTCCCATATCGGAATGTGTTACAATTCCGTTACAGTTTCCCCCTCCACCACAAAACACCAATTCACGCAAAATTGCCACAAAAAACGTTATATATCAACGCTCTTAGCCGCTTTCTGGGGTTGCGTATTTTCGCTTTTATTGTGGCGTCTTTGCGTGCTGTTCGACACAGAATCTACACACTTGATGCCGTTTGTTTGTTAAGATCTTTCCCCCGCCGCTTTCGCCCTGGAAAGATGTTCGTTGACCTGCCGCACGCTGTCGCTCCGGTGGTTCTTGCGCAGGTTGATATAGACCTTTTCCATGACCGCCACGCTATCCCCCAGCCACTCCGCCGCCGTCCGGGCATCCACCCCGGCCTCGTAGCAGATCGTTGCGAAAGTGTGTCGGAAACAGTGGGGGGAGACCTGCGTTTTCTCCTCCTGTTTCCCGTTGTCGGCGGTGATTGTATCCATCAACCCGGAATCCCGGCAATATTGCTTCCAGTATTTGGCAAGCTCATACGCGGTTAGATACTTTCCGGTATCCGGGGACGGAAACACATAGCCGATCTGGTTCCGTGGCAGCATCCGCGCCAGCTCGTCAAAGATGGGGACATCCCGCCTGCCGTTCTCGGATTTCATGTGGTCCTCCAACAGGGGCACATTGGCGTTGTCATAGTTCAGCTTCTTGCACACATGGATCACACCGGCTTTGCGGTCTATGTCCCGCCATGTCAGCGCTAACGCCTCACCCCGTCGTAAGCCGGTGTACATGAGGAAATACCCCAGCAGCCACCACTCGCCCCGTTTCTCTCTGGCCGTGGCTTCTACCTTTGCTTCCTGTTCTTCCGTCAGCGCCGTTCTGACCCGGTGCTTCAAGCCCTTTGACTTGCGGACTTCCGCCGCCGGATTGATGGCAAGCCCGCTTTCCGTTCTGCGGTTGATGGCCGACCGGAAGATCAGCTTCAAAACGGAGATCTCAAGCTGCACCGTGTCCCGGGAATAGTCTTTCTTTTCAAACTGCCGGATATAGGCCACGATTTCCTCCGGCGTGATCTCCGCGATCCGCTCCGGCCCAAACCTTGCCACCAGCCGCCGCATAGTGTTTCCGTAGTTGCGGTAGGTCGCGTGGGCAACTTCCGTTTCGATTTCCCGATACCAGTTGTCCGCCGCTTTGGTAAAGGTCCATCCCTTTTCGGCTTCGTCCCGGTATTCCAGGATCTTCCGATCTACCTCCCGGCAGGTTCTGCCCCGGAACGCCTTCCGTTTTCCGTTCACCGTCCGAATGGCCTCAAATAGCCCGTCCGGTCTTTTGTAATACTTCTCCTTCTTCGCCATTTTTTCCTTCCCTCCTGTTGCATCGCCAGGGGGATCGTGCTATACTGTGATTGATCCTCCTTTGGCTTTGTCGTGATTGCGATTGGTGGTATCATCTGCCGTCTGAGTGTTCCAGCACTCAGGCGGCTTTTATTCTATGTAGCGGATCACGCCCCAGCCCCCGTGAGTAGCGTCCAGATAGAGCAGCAGCAGAAAAATCAAAAGGAACGTGAGAATCCCAAACAATACCCGTTTCTCCCTCTGCTGCTGGCGGATCAGCCGCCGCAGATCGTCGATGTGAGCGGCGTAAATGCCTTTATCGTCGGCTTGCTCGCTGTTCCGCAGCACCTCCAGAATCTTTTCGGCTACATCGTCCGGCGGCTTCACCGTGCCGGAAATGTAGCGGGATACCATGCTTTCCGATACATTGCACTGCTCACCGATTTCCCGCAGCGTCAGCGGGCTTTTCATGCGCATTGCCCGTGCTTTTTCCGAAAAATTCACCGTTTCCCCTCCTTGCAAGTTTTTTGCAAGAGAAATCCGCCATTTGAATTGGACTTTCTTGCTAAATGGGTCTATCGTTCTCATAGGCCCACTCCCCTTTCCCCGGTCCCGCTTCGGCGGGCCGGGGTTTCAAATAGAAAGGAGCATCCCATGACAGACCTTGAAATCCTGTTGGCATTGCGTTCCCTGTCCCCGGAAAAGCAGGCGCTTGCTATTCAAGCCCTGCAAGAGCTTCTATTATCGCAACGATCCGCGCCCGGTTCTCCGGAGAAAGATTGTGGATCATCATAAGGAGCTTTTTATCTTCTTCGCTCAGCTCGTCCCCATCCGTGGGGGCGGGCTGCTTTTCGTCTATCAGGTATGAGGGCTGTACGTCAAACAGCTTTGCCATTGCTTTTATCTTAGATGTTGGTATATCGTCGACCCGGCCGCACTCCCACTTGCTTACAGCATTGGTTTTTACCCCCAGCTTTTCGCCTAATTCCGTTTGTGTCAAGCCGAGGGCTTTCCGGTGCAGCCGGATCTTGTCCCCTATTGTCATCGATTCTTGTCCTTTCTATTTGTTATCTTAATAATACCATGGTTTTTTAAAAAGTCAATAAAATTATCTTGAAAAGATGAATTGAGGTGACACAAATGAACGCAAATATGCTGAAGGGCCGCCTTCGTGAAAAGGCCATGACACAAGCCGATCTTGCCCCGCAAGTTGGCCTGAGCCTGTCCAGATTCAACGCTAAGTTAAACGAAACTGGCGGCGCGGAGTTTTCTCTTGGTGAAGTCCGTGCGATCAAGCGCGTTTTGGGCCTGGATCAGGACCAGACGGAGCAAATTTTTTTCTCCTGAAATTATCTTGAAAAGGTGAATTACGGAAGCATGTACACCCCATATTCCCGTTGAATCCGTTTCAGTTCCCGATAGCGAACTGCAAAATCAGGTAATTTCTCCATGGGGCGGCACAACTTACACGGTTGCTTACCCTCTGCCATAGCTTGGCAGATGTTCATGGGGCTGGCGGTCTTTGCCAACCGGCACGTCCGCAGGTGGTAACTGGCCCCATTCTTCGTCACATAGACAAAGAACGGGTCATCCGGTGGATCACGGTTCAAGGTGTTCGGGCGGTCGAACGTATCAAAATAAACATTTTCCGGCACTTCCGCCATTTCTCGGATGCTCCGCCCCCCGCACATTTCCCGGTAAGCGTCCGCTTGGATCATATGCTCTCGTTCCTCTTTGGAAATCGTTCGCATGGGCGGCTGTACCGGCTTCGGTTTTGTTGGATTCGGCCTTGGCAACGCTTGCGGCTCTTGATTAACCTGCTTCTTTCGCTTTTCCAGTTGCCACGATATCCCTTCAATGATGGCCGATAGCAGCGGCAAGATGAAGAAGATGACCACGAAGGCCCCCAGTGCGATCAAGCCGCCAATCTGGCTTTTCTTTGGCTCCGGTTCCGGTTTCGGCTTTGTTTCATTTTCCCGTTCGACCGGCGTTCCGTCCAGGTAATAGAGGCCCTTCTCTTGGCCACTGCTTCCCGAGTTCCATCCTGTCCGGTCATCGTAGTCATACGGACACACCCCATCAATGTGCTGGTGCGCCGGGTATCCGTGGTGATAGTGGTATTCTCCGGTGCTGTGGTTATAGTGGCCTCCGTTGGCATCCGTCCGACCGGGGTGAGCTGATGCACTTCCTATGCACAGCGTCACCGCCAGCACCAGCGCCATCCATTTCCACTTTTTCATTTCAATCCCCCCCCTAACCCTCAAACATACACCAATTCACACCAACTTGCAATCGCAATCACGACAAGACCAAAAAAGGAGGCCCCTATGGAACATCCCGCATATCGAGACAATCTCGAACAGATTTTGACCTTTTCCCATGGCCGCAACCTCTTGAACATCAAAGAGGTTCTGGCCTTCACCGGCCTGAAAGACTACCGGGCCATTCACCGGCGCTTCACGTTCATTGACGGCTATATCTCCGCCGCCACGCTGGCCCGCCAGCTTTGCGGAGGTGCCAGAAAATGAGCAAGCTCAACCTCTGCGGCTTTAAGCCGGACCCAAAGCCGCCCGCGCCGCCGGAGCTGGGTGCCCGGTGCAGTTTCCGCCTTTGCCTGGGTGATGCAGAGCGCCCCACCCGCCCAGGCACCGTTACCTACATCAACATCCCGCACCGCTGGTTTCTGGCCACCTTTGAAAACGGCCTGCGCCAGTGCTACCACTTTGAGGAGGTTTGACTATGGATCCCACAACATTCGTTTTCGTTCTGATCGGCGTAGCCACCGCCGCCGCGTGGCCCCTGCGGATCGTGGATCTCATTGAGGGGAGGGGACGCCATGAAACGCGCTAACCGCGCCCGGGAGGAGCGCCGCCGGGACCGGGCCGACTTCTCCGCCTGGGTCTCCTTCGGCTGTTTCCTCGGCTTCCTGCTCATGGTGCTGGCCCACATGCTGGGCGTAGTCTGATGCGCAGACGCCGTGGCCGGATGGCAGAATTACCGCCCTGCCCCCGGTGCCACATGTACGGCGGTAAACGGATGGTAGCCCCCGGAAAGGAGGACCTGTTTTTCGTCCTCTGCGATTCCTGCGGCTACCGCACGAAAAAATATACGGACATCGCCCACGCGGTCCGTGTCTGGAGGGAGACCCAACTATGACCAGAAAAACCTATCCCATTTGTGCCCGCTGCGACCATCCCATGAACCCCGCCGCAGAGGATGACTGCGACCGGATGTTCCAGCTCCCGAACGGCGAGCTGTACTGCCCGCCCTGCTTCAAGGACTACCTGCTGAACGAACTCGATGACAACATGGACCTGTTTGCCGATGCCCTCGGCATCCCGGTCCTGTACACGGAGGGTCCCAATGCTGACATTTGACGAGGCCACCCACACCTACACCCTTGACGGTATCCAGCTGCCCAGCGTCACCGAAGTCACCCGGTTCTGCGCCTATGACTACAAGTCTGACCGGCCATGGCTGGCGGAAGCTGCCGCCCGCCGGGGAACCGCTGTACACGAAGCCTGCGCCCTCATCGACTACGGCGAGGAGCCGGAGGAAACCCCGGAGATCGCCGGATACCTGAAAGCATACCGCCGGTTTCTGGCGGACTATAAGCCGGAATGGGAACTCATCGAACACCCCATGGGGAGCCTTGACGTAGGCTTTGCCGGAACACTGGATCGTTTCGGCACCATCCGCGAAAGTCCATTGATTTTAGACTTAAAGACCGGACAGCTCCATGACGCCGCCCTCTCCGCTCAGATGACCGGCTATTACCAGCTGCTCCAGCATGAACGCGGCGGCATCCTGTTTGCTGAACTCTACGCCCTGAAACTCTCCCACGATGGGACATATCAGCTTGCCATGGTCACGCCGCGTCCCGGCCTCTTAGGGGCCTGCATTACCCTCCACCATGCCACAGAAAGGAAGAAACGCACATGAATGAACTGACCCTGTACAACTATAACGCCGCCGCGCTGATGGTGGACCCCATCCCCCGCACCGGAAATTACACCATCTGCGCCCCTAACGGCGCACCCGCAACCCTCCGCCGGGGTGTGGACTTCGGCATGATCCGCAAGAAGAACGGCGACGCCATGACGAAAAACCCCACCCTCTTCAAGTCCGGTGCGGAGAAGGTGGCCGTGGCTTACGGCCTCTGCCAGCGCTACACCCTGGAAAGTAAGCTGGAGGATATCGAGCACGGCTTCTTCTACTTCCTCGTCCGCTGCGACCTTATCAAGATCTATGACGGCAAGGAATACGTCATCACCTCCGCTTACGGTTCCGGCAACACCCGTGAGGGCCGCACCGGTTCCCAGTCCCCCTATGACGGTGCCAACAGCGCGGTCAAGATGGCCCAGAAACGCGCCCTGGTCTCCGCCGCCCTGTCCCTCGGCTGCGTCTCCGATATGTTCACCCAGGACATCGAGAGCGACACCGAGGACGGCGAGGTTTATCTCAAGAGCAAGGACCCGGAGGCCCCCATCACCGCCAACCAGATCAAGTTCTTCTATAAAGTCTGCTCTAACCACGGTCTCACCAAGGGCGAGGCCAAGGCGCTTCTGAAGAGCCACGGCTATGACAGCGCCAGCAAGGTACTCAGCAAGGACTTTGACGCCCTTCTGGATGCCCTGGAACCGAAGGAGAATGCCTGATGTTTATCAACGGATTGCCGGACTGTAACCGGGAGGGCGTCCCGCAGAAAACCGGCCTGATCTGTGGCCGCTGCGCCAAGGACGCCCAGATCTTCACCTCTAAAAACGGCACCGTTATAGGCTCCGTCTCCGTGGCGGCCTATAACAAGACCGACGGAACCACCGTCTGGATGACCGTCAAGGGCTTCGGCTCCATGGGTCGCGTAGTCGCCAACGCCTTTAAGGGCGATCCCATCATCGCTGTGGGCCGCGTAGAACCCCATGACTACGAGGGCAAGGTTTATATCGACTTCATCGCGGAGTGGGCTTCTGTGGGCACTCAGCGCATCGACGCCCGTACCACCGCCCTGCCCATGAACAGCAGCGGCGGTTTTGAAGAAATTCAGGATGACGGGGAACTCCCTTTTTAACAACGTTGCCGTGTGTGTCTAAAGAGTGATGACGGGTGGATGCAAGCAAGCCGCAGCACGATCACCGACGCCAACGGCAGCCCCAGAGAAAAGAAGAACGCCCCCCCACACCCCCCTAAGAAGAAAAGATTATATATATTTATCTCTCTATTGGCAGGGGGAAAAGAATTAGAGGCTAATACAGGAATTAGAAGCTAATTAGAGACTACTACGGAAGTCTTACAGGAGAAGAACATGGAGAAGCAGGACACCCAGCGGTTGTTTAACCTGATTGAGACACTTTACCCCAGCTCCAAGCAGCAGCCCCGTACCCCCGCAGATCTGGAGGCGTGGACGCTGGTATTGGAGCCGTGGGCCTATGAGGACGCAAAACAGGCGGTGATCCTCCGGGCACGGGAAAACCGGTTCCCTCCGGACGCATCCGAACTGGTCCCTTACCTGCCCAAGCCGGGAACGCCAAAGACGAAGGAGGCCCCCATGCCGGAGCCGTCCGACATCTATCTGGAAAAATTCTACGCCAAGGCAGGCGAACAGCACGAGCGTTGGCACGAGGCCAGTATCCCCACCCCCTCAGAGGCGAAGAAACAGGGGATGACCTATGCCGCATGGTGCGCTCTGGCAGATATGCGAGGTGTTTAATGGCAAGTAATTTTCGGCTGGACGAGTTAATCCGCCGCTATCCCCCGCGGAAGAAGAAGCAGAAGAAAGCCCCCAAGGGCAGCGCAGCAGCCACATATCAGCAGCAGCTTTGTTGGGACTGCGCAAATGTATACGGCGGATGCGAGTGGTCGGCGCGGTTTGAGCCGGTCCCCGGCTGGGACGCCACCCCCACAAGCCGGGTGCTGAAGGTCGGCGGCAAGGGCAAGGGCGGCACACGGGTAGAATCCTCGTTTGTGATCCACTACTGCCCCAAATTCAGGAGGGACACACGATGATGGTGCAGGTCATCATTGACGGAAAGGAAGAAAAGCGATGAAGGTTACATTCACGGTTCCCGGCATTCCGGTAGGCAAGGGCCGTCCACGTTTCATGAAAAACGGCCACACTTACACCCCGCAGAAAACGCGGGAGTATGAGAACAAGGTAGTGCAGTGCTGGAAGTACCAGAGCGGAAAGGGCTTTGCGGCGGGTGTGCCGCTTAGAGCAACCGTCACGGCGTTCTTTACGGTGCCGAAAAGCGTGTCAAAGAAAAAGGCCGCTGCGATGGACGGAACGCCCCACATCAAGCGCCCGGACGCCGACAACGTGGCAAAGGCCATTCTGGACGCGCTGAACGGCCACGCTTACAACGATGACAGCGCAATCGCACTGCTGACGGTGCGGAAGTATCAGACAACCGGTGCCTCCCGCGTGGAGGTCATTATTGAGGAGGAAAAGTAATGGACGCTGTGGAGTTTTTGGACAAGGTTGACCGTCTCAGCAAAAGGGGATCTACCGAAGAAAAAATGCGCTACAACGATTATAGGACAGCAGGAGATAACGTAGGGGCGGTGAAGTTTGTCGAACACTGGTGCACCGAGCACCCCGCCAAAACCCGCCAGAGCGAGTTCTTAAAGCATTACCCCAACGCAAAAATTATTTTAGGCTGTCTTGACGCCTGCCCGATGGATGTATTCGGCGATACAGAAGCCAACTGCAACCGTCAACCTTGCTATGAGTGTAAAAAGGCGTTCTGGCTTGCGGAGGTGGAGGACGTATGAAACTATTGATCGGCGGAAGTCCTTGCACACATTGGAGCATCGCACAGACGAAGAACCGCGAGACAGAGGCCAGCGGAATCGGCTGGGAGCTATTTCTAAACTACCGCATCGCCCGCGATAAATACAAGCCTGACTATTTCCTGTACGAGAACAACAAATCCATGTCGCCCGCTATCCGGGAGCAGATCACGGCGGAGCTGGGCGTGGAACCCATGCTTATCAACTCCGCACTGGTATCGGCGCAGAACCGCCAGCGCCTGTATTGGGTGGGTAAGCGTGAGCCGGACGGCACATACAGCCAGGTGGCAGTGGAGCAGCCGGATGACAGAGGCGTGTGTCTATTAGATGTGCTGACGGCTGATGATCTCGCACCATATAACGGAGGCGAGTTTAAGAAGCTAAAAACCGGCCTGCACGCAAAATTCGCGTCAACGTGGCAGATCGGAAAAACAGGGGACAGCGGCGGGCAGGCCGTCAGGGTTTATGACATCCTCGGCAAGTCTGTCACGCTTAAAGGTCTTGCCGGAGTGGGAGGTGCAAAGACGGGACTTTACAAGATTGGAGAAACCATCTTTTCCCTCAATGCAAAAGGGTGCGAAAAACTACAGACAGTACCGGCGGGGTATACATCGTGCGTTCCATCGAACATCGGAGTTACACTGCTGGGCAACGGCTGGACAGTGGATGTAATCGTCCACATTATGAGCCATTTTACCGGACTGACGGAGGAGTCGGTGGAAGTGCTTTCTATGTACGACGGTATGAGCTGCGGCCATATCGCGCTGGACAAGCTGGGCGCGGATGTTACTGCCTACTATGCAACCGAGATCGACAAGTACGCCATCCAAACCACACAGCACAATTACCCAGACACCGTACAACTGGGCGACGCATTTCAGGTGCGGAACGATGATTGGAGATTGGGGGAGGAACTATGAGAGATACAAACCTCGTAAATTCGCTGCGTGAGCACGCGGAATGGGCGCGGGCAAATGAGTGGGAAACGCTCATTACCCTGTGCGATGATCTGGCAAAGGCCGCTGACCGGATCGAAGCGCGGGCGAAAGAGATTGACGCACTGCGAAACGAACTGTGCCTGAAATGCGGAAACTACACGCTGGCCCATGAGGAGGCCTGCAATGGATGCCGGTAGAGGAAGTAAGAAGATGGAACGATTAACGAATAAAGCCTGGCGAAATTTTGACCCCTGGGAGTGCTGTGGTCAAGATAAATACTGCCAAAGAGGTTGTCATGATCCCGGCGGATGCACAAAGGGCTGTATTGTCCCTCAGCTGTATGCGCGGTTAGGAGCTTACGAGGACACAGGGCTGACGCCCGGGGAAGTCTAGTCAATGCAAGAGGAGCACTTTAGCGGTCTGGAAATGGCAAAATTGCACAGCGCGCTCATGGAACTCAAAAAATATCAAGAAGCCGACAGAGCCGGCCGGCTGGTGGTGCTGCCGTGCAAGGTGGGCGATACGGTGTATTTTGCTTTGCTTGGAAGAATCATTGAGAAGCAGGTATTTAGCATCGTTTCATTTTCAAATTCCACAAGAATTTACTGTAGCGGAACCAGCGAATATTTCAGGCCAGAGGATATAGGAAAAACCTTCTTTCTCACCCGCAAGGAGGCCGAAGCAGCATTGGAGGCGATGAAGGATGAATGACTTAAAACCGTGCCCGTTCTGCGGCGGCGAAGCGGTCATAAGCGTCGACCCGGACGCAGTGGGGGATACGCAAGGTAGGCGTTGGGCGTATAATGCCGTTTGCATTAGGTGTTGTGCAACGTCAGGACTTACGTATACACCCCAAAAGGCGAAAGAAGTATGGAACAGGAGGGCTGACAATGGCTGAATATAAAATTTGCTTTAGCGTGGCTGGGGCGTTTGGTGCTCAAATCAGATTTGAGGCAAAACCCGGCGTATCCTATGAGGACGCTGCGGCGGCCCTTGACAAAGACAAACTGGCGAAGCTGATATGCCTCGACACCTTGGGCTACTCCGCAAAGGATATTGAGATTATCACGCCGGAACAGTACGAGGCAGAATTTGGAGGGGATGAGGATGGCTGAATGCATTGAGAGGGAAGCGACAATTAAGCGCATCAAAGAAGTTTATTGCGTAGACTGCAACAGCTACAACGGAGTAAGATGCCGTGCGTGTGGTACAGGTGACGCAATCGACATGATCGAAGACGCCCCCATCGTAGACGCAGAGGTTGTGGTGCGCTGCAAGGACTGCTATCAATCAGTGGTGATCGGAGATGTCCTGTACTGCACCTATTGGAGCAAGAACACGGACGAAAACGGATATTGCCACGAGGGAGGATAAGCCAATGGCTGAATACATCAAGCGAGATGCGGCGATTCGCGAGATAGAGCAAATAAATCCTGTTGACTATGGTGCTATGTGGGACTATGAAGCTCATCATTGGGCAGGAGAATGTCTAAGAGACTGCAAAGAGGCGATTGATAGTATTCCCACCGCTGACGTGGCCCCAATCGAAGCGCTGGAGCGCCTGCGGGACGAGATGTGCGCGCAGGACCTAATCACCATGGAGGGGCTGAAACGGCTAAACACGCTGATTTGGAAATACACAACGGTGCATGACGGAGGTGCTGACCATGAGGACGATTGATGTTGATGATTTGGGTGTAGGCCGGTGCAGCAAAGATGTTCTCCCTGCGGCGTATTGTGCTGGTTGGAACGGCTTACTTGGCTTGATTGAAAAAGCCCCCACCGTGGATGCCGTGATCGTGACACGGTGCAAGGACTGTGTACACTATGATTTTGGCGTATGCCTGAAAATCTACTCGGACGGCAACGTGCATCCAGAGGCGTGGCAGAGCCGCAAACCGGAGGACTTCTGCTCCTATGGCGAGAGAAAGGACGGCGGGGATGGCTGACCGCCAGCCGTCCCACGCAACAAAAGGAGGTAAGCTATGGAGGATCGGGACAAAAAACTGCTGAAAGCCTACGCAGCGCACAACATGAACGTGAGGGAGACCGGCAATGTGGTGTATCTGCACTACAACTCCATCCGCTACCGCTTTCGGCTCATTCAGCGGGAAACCGGGCTGAACCCACGGAATTTTTACGATCTGGAAAAGCTGTTAGCCATGATAGACGCGCAGGGGTCTTGACCCCCTGCATCGGTAGGTCAAAGGGGAGGGGCACTTTATAAAGGAGGCCCAATATGAAATACCGATACACCGTCCAGCAGCTCCAAAAAATGGAGCAGTGCCGCTATCTCACCGACCGGGAGCGGCGCGTGTTCAATCTTGTTTGCCGCCGTGGCTGGGCGATCGAAGATGCGGCGGCAGAGCTGTACCTGTCCCGTTCCTCCGTGAACGCCTGTCTACACTCCATCCGGGATAAAGCAGGCATCTCCCGCCCAAACAAAAAGCATCTCTAAACCATGACAAGCGGTGTCCTGTGGTACGGTAACCATAGAGCACCGCTTGTTTTGCGCGCGGAAACAGGGGGTGTATTTTTAGAGAAGGAGGAATCTCTCTATGGCTGAATTTGCAAGCAAGGGCGTCGCAGGCACTGCTCTCGGCACCGGCATTGCCGGTCTGTCTCTGGGCGTCCTGAACTCTCTGGGCGGTCTCGGCGGGATGCTGCTGGGCAATCGCGTCATCCCCTTTGCCGCTGGTATGGCGGCGGAGGCCGGATGCAGCGAGAACCACACGGTCAACCGCTACGAGCTGTCCATGGTGCAGGAGAACGCCAAACTCCGCAGCGACATTGCCCTGCGGGATGCCAACACCTACCAGGACCAGAAGATGTTGGAGATGTACAAGTACATCGACGGCAAGCTGGGCGAGGTGCATGGTGCGCTGGCTTCTCAGGCGGTCAACAATCAGGCCACCAAGGACAGCTTCCAGCTGTTGCAGGAGCGTATGGACTGCTGCAAGAACGAGCTGTGCGGGGCCATTTCCCGGGAGCGTGACGAGCGGAAGTGCGCTGACAACACCATCGTAACTTACACGAACGCCACCTTTTATCCCAAAATGGTCGCGGACATCACCACCGGCACCGGCACCACGCCCCAGTCCACCTATAACCCCCTCCCCGTCTCCACCTGCGGCTGCAACTGCGGTCGCTAAGAGGCAAAGAGGGAAGAAGAGAGGGGCATAGCGCCCCTCTCTCCCGTCATTGGAGGAATCTATGGTAACATTGGAACAGATCAAGCAGGGCGCCGCCCGCTATGTGGATGAGGAATTTACCGGCAAGCTCACCGGCTGGCAGAAATGGGCCGTTGGCGCCGGGGCTGCTATGGCCCTTGGCAATCTGGACGCCAGCCTTTCCGCCATCCGGGAGCACCCCGCCATGAAGGCCCTCGGCGTCTTTGACGAGGCGGGGAACGTAGATATTGACAAGATCTACGCCTGTCTGAAAAACGAAGCCGCCAAAGGCCCCGTCACTACCAATATCCCCCTGATCGGGAATGTCACGCTGAATGAAGGGGATGTGGATAAGCTCTACACCCTTATCAAACAGAGTTAGGAGGCTCTTATGTACGAGATCAAACACTTGGCCGAAGAGATCCGGGAAGAACTGGACGATGCCGAGAAGTACGCCCGGGAGGCCGTCAAGCACGCCGGGGAGGACCCGGAGGACGCCAGCACCTACGCCGACCTCAGCCGTCAGGAGCTGGGCCACGCCAATCGGCTCCACGAAATGGCCGTTCGCCATATCGAAAAGGCGAAGGACGCCGGTCACCATCCCACGGAGGCCATGCAGGCCGTATGGGACTGGGAGCATGAACGGATGCTGGACCGCGCCGCCCATGTGAAAACGCTCCTGTCCATGATGTGAAAAAGCAGAAAGAGACACCCTCGCCGTCTGGCGAGGGTGTTTTCTTACTTATAGGGGTTCTTGGCGTTGGTGGTGCAGATAATGTCCCACAGATCCGCCCGGTTTTCTTGACCGGCAAGGGCAGTGCTGGCCTCCGCCTTGCTGATTGTTCCATTGCCGTTTGTATCGGCCTTGTCTTTCATGGAGAAATACTCCTTGGGGGAAAGTCCGGCATCATGCGCCTGCTTTACCTTCTCGTAGGCTTTCCCGCTCATTTTCTCGCTGCCGTACTTCTGGTACAGGGCCAGAAATTCTCCGGTGGATACGCCAATGTCCCGCTTGGACGTTTTGGCGTTATCAATCCACTTGTCGCTGGGCTCATACTTGGGGTCCACCTGCTGACGGGCTGTCTCACGCGCATATTTATACACGTTCTGGATATAGTACGACTTTTCGCTGTCGCTCATGGACTTGTAGGCGGGCAGCTTCACCGCCGCCTCCACCAGCTCCTTCCGCGTCTGACCCATGGCCTTGGCGTACCGGGTGTATTCCTCGCCGGTCAGGGTCCGGGTCTCGCCCCTCACCGTATAGGACTTTTCCGCCGCCGCCGGATAAACGGTGCTGTCTCCGGTGGCCTTCGCCAGCCGCCGGATCTCCTGCGTGGCGGGGCTGTTGTCCTGCGTCTTCAGGAAGCCGGGGGAGAGGAAAGACTGGAACACCCGCTCCGGTGCGGAGCCGTTGGAGACCTCGTTGCCCCACATATCCACCATGGGTTGAAGCTGATTCCGCGCGCCGGGTACCTTCTTCGCCGCCCCCTGCAAGAAATAGTTCACGTCAGAGGCTACCTGCCCGGAACCCTCTTCCACATAGCTTTTGCGCACCGTATCATCAAATACGGAGGCAACCTTGCTTCCGATGGTGGGGATATACTGTCCGGCGTAGCTGCTGGCCGCCTTGCTGATAAGATATGCCCCCGGATCATCCGCATAACTCCAATAGGAGATCAGATCATTCAGGGCGGACAGCATGGAGGTCTCCCAAATAACGCTGCCGATATTCTTTATAGCGTCTACGAAAGAAACAAATGTCCCGCCGCCCTTTTCATAGGATTTTTCGCTGGCAGCGCCCGCGAACAGGGGCATTGCCGCAGGAAGCGCCCAGTCCAATGTATAGGACTTGTCCCCGATCTGAATAGCATAATCCTGCCCGCCCATGGCCTTTTCAAAGGATTCCTCATTGTCATCGTCACCGGCTCGAACGTGGAGAAGCCCCTCCGCCGCCAGATAAGCACCCAGTGCAAAAATGCCGGTTCCGGTGAGGCCGGATGCAAGGGAATCCACGGCGTCCGCCGCCGTGCATTTCCCGGATTTCACATCAAACAGGGCTTCTTTGATGCCCTTGCCCAGTCCGATGGGGCTGTAATCAAGGCCCGTGGTCAGGATGTTGGCCGGGGTCTTGCGGAAGGGGAGAAGCGCATCGGTGACAAAACTTAGACCGCGCTCAGCAATATTGTCGCTCGCATCATACCGTCCTCGCTTAGACAGCATCTCGGAAAGCGCCGTGGTGTTGCGGTAAGTGGCCTTCTGCGCTTCCTCAATGGCGTAGGCCCGTGCCGCCTCCACATCTGCGGCTCTGGTCCCCGCGTGGGCCTCTGCCGCCGTGACCCCCTTGGCTTGCAGCGCCTGAGCGAAGCTGTCTACATAAGCCGCACGGTTGAAGATTGCGTCCTCATAATCAAGGGCGCGGCTGTTCAGGTCTCCGATGCCCTGCACGGCACGGGAGAGAACGTCCTCCCCCTTGAACATTTTCCGCTTGCTCTGGATCTCCCGCTCAATGCCTGCCGCCGTGGCGTCGGAATACTTCCCGCTGCCCATAGCCGCGCTCTGGTCCGTCTCATACTGGCCCTTGGCAAAGGTTTTCAGATCCTTGTCAACATTCACGGCCTTTGTCCGCTGAGAGGGGGCCTTGATGACCGCCCGCTCGATTGCGGTTCCGATGCCGTTCTTGATCTTCCGTGCACCCATCTGAATGGCGTTGCCCATGATGTTGCGGATGTGGGTGGTGGGGTTAGTCAGCATGGAGGTGTACCGCCAGAAATTGGCCTTCTCCATGAAGGTGCTGGGGATCTGGTCTGCAATGGAGGTGGTGATTGCGTCCCACGCCGCCGCCCGCTCCGCGTCCGTCTCTGCCATCAGGTAGTTGGTGGCCAGCTCGTCAGAGAGGGTGAATCCCGTTACCTTGTCGATGTAGTCCACCCGTGCACTTTCCACGTCTCCGCTGTCTGCGGTGCTCTGCCGGGGCGTCCGGTTCTGCCGTGCCGCCCGGTCATTCATCCGGTCTACCAGCCGCCGCAGCGTCAGCAGACGGCCCTCCGGCGTCAGCCGGTTCATCAGGTTCATGGCTTGTACCATCTGTGCGCTGTCATGGGCCGCGTCCGCAATGGCCGTTGCCAGTTCAAAGGCGGCCTTGTGGTCTCCTTCGGAAATGGCAAGGTTATAGGCGCTGATAGCCTCGGCGGTGTCCGCCTTGGTGATCCGCTGTCCCAGCTCCGCCTTGGCAATGAAGCTGTTCGCCACCTCGCGCCAGCCGTCCCGCGCGATCTTGGCCTGCGCCTGCTGTACGGCGCTCCGGTCCGTCACCACGTCATAGTCGAACGCGCCGCCTGCAATAGCGTTTTCATACACGGTTGCCATTTCAGGGGAGGTCAGGGGGCTGTTCAGAATGGTGGAGACCGTTTTCTCCACATTCCGCCCGGTATCGGGGTTTACAACGGGGACCTCAGAGGGCGCCCGCCGCTGTTCTGCCTGGATGCGCTGGGCGCTGTTGGGGTTGACCGGGTAAAACTCATCGCTCTTGGCCTGCATGGTATCAAAGGGCGTATTCACCGTCCCGGCGTCTGCGTTGCCAAGACCGTCAAAGCCATCAACCCCATCCAGCCCGTGCCCTCTGGCCTGTGTCTCTCCCGCGCCAAAAATGCTCTGCTTGGCGGTGAGATACCCGCTGTTGGGTCCAACCTGTTCGCCGGTCATTGTGGTGTAGCCGTGAGAGAGCATATCGTCCAGAATCAGCTCCACCCGCTTGGCCGCCGCCACGTTCTCCTGCCCCTGATCGGTGATGATCCGCTGAGCTGCGTCGATAATGGCGTCACGGGAGAGGCCGGTTTCGTCCATGGCCTGCCGCAGATGGGGCGAGGTCTGTGCCGCCTGTTGGACGGCGTTGCCCTCCATAGTACGCTCGTAACGGCGGCTCATGGGCTGCTGGAGGGAGAGGTCCGCGTCCGCGATCAGGGCGTTGGCCGCTTCCTGATAATAGCGGTGCAGCTCCGGGTGGTCGAACTGGAAGGCGTTCACGTCTCTGCTGCCCACCGTCTCCATCCGCCGCCGGTCGATGTGCTGCTCCGGGTCGATCTGGAACACCTTGCCGGTGGCGTCCATGCCCACGGTTCCGGCTTCATTGGCCTGATATATGGCGTTTTGCTGCTCCGGCGTCATGGCATCCATATCCGCCCGTTTCTTCCCAAACAGAACCTCAGAGAGAATGTCCCGGTTGCTTTTTGCTTCCGCCTGTGATATATTGTTCTTAGCGAGGATGTCATCAGCCATCGCCTTGGGGAATTGTACCCCATTGGAAAGAAGCTGATGGACGTCCTCGTTGTTTTTTGTGTAGAGCACATTGCTGTCCGCTTCTCCAAGATAGCTTTGCATGTGGCCTGTCTGGTAAGCGCTGGCAATCCTATTTTCCACACTGATTGCTCCCTGCTTGTCCAGATGCAGCGGGACAATAATGCTCTTGTCGCCGTCTTTCCACGCGGTCAGCAGCACAATGCTGCTTGGCTGTGTGTTCGACTTCAAAATCGCAACTGGGTTTTCGATTTGATAGGGAAGCTGCTTTAGAACAGACATACCCAAATTATGTTTGCCGCCCATATACCCTTCAGGGTATGCGATTTTATAAGCTGCATCTTGCGTCATTGTCATCGGAAGCGGGTTTGCCCCGTAACGGGTCAAAAGCTCCGGCGTGTCCCCAACAGACAGCAATTTGCCGCTTGGATAGTCTCCCGAAAAAACCTTGTCAATATCGCTTCGATACCGCAGCATATTGTCCGTGCTCGTCAGCCTGCCCGCCGTCTCCACACCGGGGGCGGCGTTTTGCATGCCCTCTGCGGCGTTTGTGGGGGTAGGGGTATCAATACCCTCCCGCAACTCCGGGCGCGCCTCCTGCGTAGGCTGTGCGTCTGCCTGACTGCTTCCACGCTGTCGGATAACGTCAACGCCTGCGCCGATGCCGCCCATGGCCGCGCCCACCGCCGCGTCATACAGTGCATCGCTGAGATCGAACCGGGCAGAGGGGTCATAGGTGGCCCGCTGCAAAACGGGCTGGAAAATATCCTCGATAAATTCCTCGCCGCCCTCGGAGATCATGGAGAGGGCCACACGGCCCGCCGTGCTGTTGTTCATCTTGGCAAGCGCACCGCTGATGGCGTTGTCCAGAACGCCGCCGCCGAACGCCTTCTTGAAGGGGCTTGCCACGTTGCTGATCTTCTCCGTGGCAAGGCTCAAAGCGCCGCTCCCCAGTCCGTAGGCAAGCTGCTGGCCATAGGTGGCCCCGGCCTGTCTGGCCCGCTGGGCGCTGCTCCCGGCGGAACGGGCCGTCATCAGGGCAAGACCGGCACCGGGGATCACGGCGCTGGCCGCCACGTCCCCCGCCATCTGCACACCCTGCACACCCAGATCCACAGCGAACTGGCCCACTGGCCCCAGCCCTTTCTTGGCCTGCGCCACGTCCGCAGCGGAGCTTTGGGACAGACGGTCTGCCGTCTGATACGCCTTGTCCGCCACTGCCTTGTCGGACCGCTCCACTGCCTTGGTGTAGCCCTCATGGGCCGCGATGCGGCGTTTTGCGGCAGAGAGGTAGCTCTGCACCTGCTTCACGTCCGCCGCCGTCATGGCCTTGCCGTTGACCCACTTCACGTCCCGGAGCATCTTCTCGTACCGCTTCACCGCGTCATGGTCGCTTTGCAAGGAATCCCCGGCGTTCTGGTTGGCTATCATGGTATTCAGCTTACCGGCCCCCTCTGCCAGTACACCGCCCAGATTCGTAAAGGCGGAGCCGGTGGACTTCACCGCACCGGAGATCACCTTCCCCACGCGCCCGTTATCCAAAGAGGGGGGAACGGTGCCGCCGGTCTGCACGTCTGCCAGAAGGCGGCTGTTGGGCCGACTGTTTCCGACGCTGGCGTTCTCCATGGGCCGGGGAGAGGCAGAAGGCGTAACGGCCTTCGTCCCCTTGGCCTTCTGCGTCTCCACCCGCTTACCATAGGCTACAAGGTCCGGCATCTGAACGCCGCCGCTGTTATTCTGTGTTTTGTTGACCCGCTCGCCGTAGGCGACCAGATCCGGCATCTTTACCGCCATCGTATAGCCTCCTTATCCGAACATCGCGGAGAGTTCTTTCTGCTGCGCCTCTGTCAGGCTGTTCCAGTTGGATTTCAGGTAGCTCTGCGCTTTTGCGTAGTTACCCTGAGACATATAGCCTGTGATCGTTCTGCGGATGTTTCCGTAGTTGCTGCTGCCGCTGCTGCCGCCGCCCTGATACTTCGCCCATGCCTGGTCAGCCGTCAGGCCGCCTGCGGCCTTCTTGGAGTTGACACCCCACTTGCCGTCCTGAGACACGCCGTAGTATTTCTGGAGCTGCTTCACCTGCTGATTGGTCAGGGAGCCGTTAGAGTAGCTTCCCTTCTTTTTGCCTGTGCTGCCGCCGCCGGAGGAACCGCCGGACGTCAGCTTGCCGGTGCCGTACAGGGAATCATAGGCCCCCTGCCCGTAATAGTAATCGAAAGCGGAGATCACATCATCTGTCACGATGCCGTTTTTCAGGGCGGATTGGACCTGACTGGCAGTCAGCGTCGGCTTTACCACGGTGCTGCCGGAGCCGGAGCCGCCGGTCTGCCCGCCGTACTTGGCATAGAGGTTCTGCTGACGGACGTATTCCTCGTACAGGGCGTTTGCCAGCTCCGCGTCTCCCGTGGCCTCTGCCTTGGCAATGGCGTTTCGGTACTCCGTGTCAAGCTGGCTCCGCTGGAGGTCGATGGCCGCCGTCTTTTCCGCCTGCTCCCGGTCGATCTGGGAGAGGTTCTGCTGAAGCACGACGTCCTGTGCCAGCGCCGCCTGTCCGGTGGTGCCGGTGTTCAGGCCGTTGGCAACCGCCATCTCCTGAAACGCGCCCCGGCTCAAAGCATTCTGGTTGGCCGCGCTGTTCCGGGCAATGTCATAAACCGGCGCGATCTGCGCACGGCTGGCATCCAGTGTGGCGGTGTTCTGCTCGTAAGCGGATTTCAGCGCCGCCAGCTCTGCTGCCACCTTCTTGGCGTACAGCTCTTTCAGATAGTCGCTGCCGTCCCCAATGTCAAAGCTCGTGCCGGTCTGCGCCGTGAAATTGCTCGCCGGGGTGTCGCCTGCGTTGATGTCCGTGACCCGCTGCTGGCTGTATGCCGGTGTGCCATAGCCGGAGGTTCCGGCCTGTACGCCGCCATTCTCCGCCAGATAGTCGCCGAAAGACTGTACCTTGCCGTTTACCTGTGCAGAGGGGGAGGTGTCCGTCCCCATGAGATAGCGGTAGTAGGCCAGCTCTGCGCTTTCCGGGCTGACATCCAGACCCAGCCGCCGCCGCAGATCATTCACGGAGGAGAGAGCGCCGCTGTCCGTTACATAGCCGTTCTTGTCGATGGTGTAGCCGTACCCGGCGCGGATAGCGTTTGCCGCTTGGTTCGCCTGATCTCCGGTGATCTCGCCCCGCTGAAGCCGGTTGCGGATGTCCTGAATCTTGGAGCGGTCCAGTGCGGACATCATCTCGTTGTCTGTCCATGCGCCGCTCTTGCCGTAGCTGCCGTTCCCGGCGTTGATGTCCTGATGGGGGGTGTAGTCCGCCACGCCCTTCACAGCCTTCTTCGCGTAGCCATTCTCATCGTAAAACACGGTGTAGCCGTTGGAAATGGAATACCCCCCGGCCAGATCGGGCCGTCTGCTCATATCCGCGCCGCCGGTCATCTTCTTCCAGTAATTTGCCAGATCCGTGGGCTGCAAATTGGCCGCACCGTAAATTCCCGGCGTGGTATAGCCGCCGGTGCCGTAGCCGGGGCCTTTTATATAAGGTGTCCCCCCGGTTGCCGTCTGAGAGCTGCCGCCCCCGGAAGGGCTGCTGTCTCTGCGGTTGCCGCCCTTGTCATAGGTCTGGCTGTACGTCTTGTTGGAGCCGATCATGTTCGGCTCTTTGCCGCCGTACTTGTCAGCGATTTTATTTTCTCGCTCCTTGGTCAGCCGGTCTCGCTCCGAGGAAGATAGATCTGTTCTCTGAAGCTCCTTGGAGTAGTCTTTGTTTTTATCGTAGTAGCCTGCCATACTTGGTCCTCCTTATCCGTTCCAGTCTGCCCGGACCTCTCTCACATCAATGTGGGTAAAGCCCTTCTGACTGTATACGCCCACGCCGCCCCAATCGGGCATCAGCTGTCTGGCGTAGGCTGCCACCGCTGCCGGTGTCTGCCCCCTCACGGTGATGTCCGCCGCCGTGCCGTAGCAGTGCTGGCTATGTTCCGCACCGTCCACCTGTTTGTTATACTGGGGCGTCCGGTAGGCACTATGAATGACCACCGGAACGCCGAAGTGACTGCGGATGCTCTGCAAGACCATCACCAGACGGGGGGCCACCAGCACGGCATCGGAGCCGTCCTTGCAGGCAAATTCTTTCACTTTGAAATGGGTGGACAGCTTCTTGTTGCCGTCCTTCGCCTTGGAATAGGCGTTGATCTCTACCATAGGTTTCTCTCCTTCCGGTTCGTATGCGTCCCCGCTTTTCAGCTTCCAGACGAGGAAGAACGGGATTACCCGTCCGTCCCCGGTAAATCCCTTGCCTGTCGAATCCATGAAGCAAGTAGACCCGCCGCCGTCCATCATAATGGCGTTGTCCCAGCCGGACGCGGTCAGCAGGTCCCGGAGCTGTTCCGGCGTCCGCCGGTCCTTGCTCACATAGTAGGCGAACCGCCCGTTCTTGGTGCCGATAGCCGTCCGGGGAGCGCGGTACTTCATATCAGCCCCGCAGGTGACGGGGCTGATCGCCTTGCCGCCGATGATGAGGTGGACGCACTCCATGTAATTCCGGTCCCCGTTGGGAACGGTTTTCACGCCGAAATCCGCCGGGGTGTCCCAGCTGATGGCCCACGCCCGGTAATTGGGGGCCTTGTAGACCTTACCGTCTGCCTTCAAATGGCAGGCGGGCTGCTGATTCCGTAGGAAAATAGAGCCATTGCAGATAGCGTCCCCGCCCGCCTCCGCCAGCATCTTTTTCAGGTTGGCCGTGGTGGAGCGGAGACGCCGCTTATTAAAATAAATTTTCAAAAATTGGAGGTCGGAGAGCGGGACAGTGCCCGCTCTCGTGCTCATGTGTGAGCCTCCGTATTCTGTTTCCCCTGATCGCTGGCCTGACGAATGGCATCCAGCATATTTTTAATAAAGGCAGGGTAGGGGATCCCCATTACTGCCGTATTCTCCAAAATTGACAGTCCCTCGTTGGCGATGAAAAACATACACACTGCGTCACGGGCAAAGTCGCTGGATGTGGCCTGATCCAATAATGCCCCCATCCATACCAGCGCCAGCATGACGCACTTCTTCGCCAGCCCCTTGAACCCAGCGTCGGAACTCAGCGCCCCGGTTTTGCTTTTGCCGGACTTATGCCAGATGGCCGCTACCATCCAGCCGGTGGCGTAGTCCAGAACCATGAAACAGACCAGCACTTTCAGCGCCATATCCCAGCCCCCCAGAGCCTGGGCGATTGCGGAGCCAGCCGCAGCCAGCACCGCCAACACCGTGTTTTTGATGTGTAAAGCGTTCATGGTGTACCTCTTTTCGGTGGTCACACCCGCACGGCCTTCTCAGGATGACCGCCCTCGTCCCACGTAATATTGTAGGTGCCCTCCGGGGTCTCCACCCGCACGGTCTGACCGGCCTTCGTGACATCGTACCGCATATAATCATGCAGATGACGCACGTCCTCCGGCTCGGTCTTCGCAGGGATGAAGCCCTCGGCCATCTCCGCCTCGGTCCAGCCGGCCACGCCGCCGTCCGGGTTCAGGTGGAAGTTGGCACCGGCCTCCTTCAATTCGGCGTTGATAGCCTCGATGGTCTTGCCGTTCTTCTTGCCCTCGTTGATGATCTCGGCAAACTTCTTTTCCATAGTGTTTCTCCTTTCAAAATTTGGTGTTTAATTACTGGTTCAGTTGCTTGCTTCCGTCCATCCGTATACGCCGGGTTCCCACACGTTCGCATCCACGTTAGACGTCCAGTGCTTGCCGTTGTGGCTCACCTTGGCCCCCTTGGCATAAGCGTCCGTGCTGCCCACCGGCTGACTCCACTCCGGCCATTCCTCGGCGGGGTCAGAAATGCCTACCCACATGGACGGGCTGTCCTCCGGCGTCCACGTCTCCTGCGACGTGTGGTCTTGCAGGCACTTGTACAGCTTGCCGTTCCGCTCCCGGATATTGCCGGTCTTGTAGGCCACCGGGCAGGCCCACGGGGCAAACAGCTCCGTGTGCTCACTGGCGGTTACCGCGTCGATATTGCCAGCCTCCGCCAGCGTCACAAAGGCAACGCCCACGGCTTCGCTGCTGCTCCGCACCGTTTCCCCGGCGTCCACCTCGCATACCTGCGCCCCATCCCGGAAAAGATACGGCGTGCCCCGGTACGCCACGCCCTCCGCGTGGTTTACGTCCGTCAGAAGATACACGCCGGAGGTGTGCACCCGGATGTAGTTGACCTTCTCGGTCAGGTAGCTTTCCCCTTGCGGGGTGGTAATTCGATACATTAGGCAACTCCTTTCAGAAGCATGGTGGTTTCGTCAAATAGGGCGATTTTGGGGAGAATCAAGGCGGGGCGGACGCCATCAGAAGTTTTTGAAAGGCCTGTATCATATCTACCACTACTTGTAACGACGAACTCTGCGCCATTGCCCTCACCCACTGGTTTCCGGGTCATCCATTGTTGCTCTCTACCGTTTAATTTGGCGGTGCGTTTATTGTTGGCCGCCGATCCAGTGCTGGGAATAAAGTATTCCAGTTTCGCACCGTCCACATTGAATAAGTCGTAATCATTGGTTGTCCATCCAACTTCATAACACCCACACAGAAATACTTTAACGCTTAGCCCATTCGCCCCGCTATTGATAGTAGTATCGCCACCGCCTGTGCAGTACGGGATATTCACTTGCTTCACGGCAGCCTGTTCAATACTTCCCAGCGTGTTGAAAAATGTGCTATTCAACCATGTATTGATTGCGCTATTGGCGTATACGTTGCTGTTAGAGTAGTTCCACTGCCTGTTGCTGTGAATATCCTTCCTCAACAGCCACGTCCCGTCGCAGCTTGCGTCATACAGGCTGCTGTTGCTGGGGATGCCCTGATTGACCACCAGATACTCGACCGCCGTTCCGCCCTCCATCAGCTTCACGGTGGAACCCACCGCAAGGCTGGAGGCCAGCACCCCCGTCACCGGTGCTTTCAGCGTCGGCACAATGCCGCTCATAATTACTCTGCCCATCACGCCGCCCCCTTTAGAATCAATGTGGATGCGTCAAACAGGGCAGTTTTGGGGAGAATCAGGGCGGGGCGGATACCGTCCGAGTCGGATGTGGCATAGTCGCCGTAGTCGCCGTCGGAACGGACGAACCACACGCGGCCGTCGTTGTCGGTGCTCGGGGAGCGGAGCCACCAGAAGGCGGCTGAGCCGTTCAGGTACGCAATGCGTTTGTTGTTTGCGGACGTGGTTGTTCCGCTCGTAAAGTAATCCAGCTTTGCTCCATCTACGGGGAAATCGCTATCGTCGCTGGTCGTCCAACCAACTTCGTAGCCAGAAAGCAGGAAAATCTTGCAGAGCAGCCCGTTCGCACCGCTCTGATCCGAACCGCCAGAGCCACCGTTCTTGCGATACGGGATTTTTACTTGTTTGATCGCAGCCTGTTCTACACTGCCAAGGCTGTTAAAGAAATCCCCGTTCAGCCATGTGTTGATCGCGCTGCTTTCATACTTGTTTACGTTGTTGGGGTCCCACTGCCTGTTGCTGTGAATATCCTTCCTCAGCAGCCACGTTCCGTCACAGCTTGCGTCATACAGACTGCTGTTTTCCGGGATGCCTTGGTTGACCACCAGATACTCCACCGCTGCGCCGCCCTCCATCAGCTTCACGGTGGAACCCACCGCAAGGCTTGAGGCCAGCACCCCCGTCACCGGTGCCGTATGCACCTCGCCCTTCCGCATCATCAAGCAATGTCCCATTAGGCCACCCCCTTTAAAAGCATCGTGGTTTCGTCAAATAGTGCATTGCTGTAGAGAATGAGGGCAGGGCGGACGCCAAACTGGTAAGTTGATCTGATAGTATTGCAGCCACCATTATTGTAAACGTACCACACGTTAGTTGTGCTTGCTCTGTATGTGTATGGAGAGCGAAGCCACCAAAAAGATGCCGAACCGTTTAGGTATGCAATACGTTTTGGGTCTGCACCAGCAATCTGATCAAAGTAGTCCAATTTTGCGCCATCTCTTGGCAAATAATCTGCTCCCCCAATCCCAATCTCATAACCGGATAGTAGAAAGGCTTTTGCAGACAGTCCAGATGCACCGGAAGCAATTCCCGCGCCGCCAGTCCCATTCACATAGGGGATTTTAACCTGCTTAATAACAGTCTGTTCCATTCCTCCAAACAGGTTTAAAAATGTATCGTTGATGTAATTGTGGGCTGCAGATTCTTTGTAGCTATTGTTTTCGGAACTGTTATATGCAAGTAACTCACGTATATCTTTCCTTAGCAGCCACGTTCCGTCACAGCTTGCGTCATACAGACTGGAATTGCTGGGGATGCCCTGATTCACCACCAGATATTCAACTGCCGTGCCGCCCTCCATTAACTTGACCACAGATCCCACCGGCAAAGCGCTTGCTAAGATACCGGTTGACGGTGCTTTCGCTCTGCACCCGCCAACCACTGTTACATGGCCCATCAGCTCACCTCCGCAACAATGGGGATCGCAACCGTATTGGCATCCCCGAAGATGGTAAACTTGATGCCGCCGTTATAGGTCTCAGCGTAGCCGTTGGTGATGCAGTTGAGATACTGGTTTTCCGCCTCCACAAAGGCCGCGTAATCGTCGCTTGTCCCGTTGCCGGTGTAAGCATGGTCCACCGTGGCCGTGCTGGATGCCTTCACGCCGGCGATGGCAACGCTCTGCGTTTTAACGCCGGTGTTTTCGTCCTCCACCCACGCGGTCCCGATGGTGGCGGTGTAGGTCTTGACGGAGGAAATTTCCGGCAGCTGGCTTGCAGGCACCTTGCCGTCCGTTCCAAGAGACGCCGCACCGATGGCCGCGGGGGTAATGGGGTCTACCCCATCCTTCCCGTGCTGGCTGGCGTGTTTCCCCGCCGCCTTGCCGTCCCACGTGGTTTTCTGCGCGGCGGTCACGTGAATGTCGCTGTTGCCAATGTGCCCCGGAACGTCTTTCAGCGCCGTGTTGAACGCCGTCTCCGTGCCGGAATACCCGGCTTCCACGGCGGTCTGATACGCGCTCTTGCCGTCCGTGCCCTTTACACCGGCGGGCCCTTGCGGGCCTTCCGGGCCGACGTCACCCTGGGGACCCTGTACGCCCTGAATACCCTGCGGCCCTTGGGGGCCGGTAGCGCCCTTGGCACCGGGCTCACCCTGCGGACCGGTAAGGCCTTGGATGCCCTGCTCGCCCTGCGGGCCGGTGGCGCCGGTATCACCCTTGTCGCCCTTGGGGCCTTGGATGCCCTGCGCACCGGCAGGACCCTGTGGGCCTTCCGGGCCTTGCAGCTTGCCGACGCTTACCCAGTCCGAAGCAAGCTCAGACCAGATGTAGCACTCCTTATCCGCCTCCACCATGTACATCTTCTCGTTGCCGGTGGGGATGGCTTTCCGCAGCGCCGCCAAAGTGGGGTAAATGTCCTCGATATAAAGGCTCTTGCCGTCTTTGCCGGGAGCACCTGTTGGGCCTGGTGCGCCGGTGGGGCCTTGGGGGCCTGCGGGTCCGGTTTCGCCCTTGTCGCCGGGTGCGCCCTTGGGGCCGGTCTCACCCTGAATACCCTGAATACCCTGCAAGCCACGGGGGCCTTGCGGGCCGGTAGGACCATCCGGGCCGGTCTCGCCCTGATCACCCTTGGGACCCTGCGGACCGGTAAGGCCTTGGATGCCCTGCGGGCCTCTTGCGCCCTGTGCGCCCTGCGCCCCCTGAACGCCCTGCGGGCCTTGGGGGCCGCGCACGTTTACGCTCTGGGGCGGGGACGTTACATTTTGCAGGGAAAAGGACATAACGCCGTTAATGTCCACGCTGGGGACCATGGCGGGTCCCACCGGACCCTGTGCGCCAGTGGCTCCGGTATCGCCGGTATCGCCCTTGTCGCCCTTTTCGCCCTTGTCACCTTTTATGCCGGTGACCACGGTCACGCCGTTCTGGTCTGTCACCGTGCCGTTGGTGAACTGCATCCGGCTCCGCTGGGGGAGGGCCTGTCCGTCCGGGCCGATAATCAAGTGACCGGAAGAACCGGTTGCCTGCCAGACTTTGCCGTCCGTGCTGACCTCCAGCACCTTATCGCTGTTCAGGCGGATGTACTTGAACCCGGCCTCGTTCTGCGGCAGCAGCACCGCCGTTTCTACACCCAGATTTTCCAGCGCCGGGATCAGGGTCTCGTTCATGTAGGTCTGAAGGGCCTTGCCGCCCTCGTCGAACTTGTTTTTCAGCTCGGCAGAAGTCATCCCGCCCACGTCATTGGGCTCATCGTCCAGCGCCGCAATGATCGCCATGTTTTTGTTGAATTTCTCAATCGCCACAGGTTACACCTCCGTTTTCGGCACTTCGCCGGTCTCGTTGATCTTCCGCTGCAACTGGCCGTATCCGGCCCCGCCCCGAATGGGGACGGATTCCTCTTCGGTGGCAGGCTGTTCGCCCGTTGCTCCCGGCTGACCACCCATCATGGCACGTTCCTGCTGCTGGAGGGCTTGGATCAGCGCCTCCTTGTCGGTGATCTGGCCAGCAGGCAGCCGCTTCAGGTATTCCACCGTGGAGATCTTACCCTGCATCAGAAGGTTGTCCAGCGTCTGCATGGCGGCGATCTCGCTCCAGTAGGAAGCTGCGCCCGCGTCCAGTCCGATGGTGAAGGGGATCTCCTTCAGGATGGAGAAATCAAAGGGAACCACCAATTTGCTGTTGTCATAGGGGTTGGAGATCTCCACATACCGTTCTCCGTAGTATTCGCCCATGAACTCCATGTAGATGCGGCCCAGATCCTCAATGCTCTGCAAGAGGTTCTGCTTCGTCAGCTCCATAGGCGTTGCCGCCGCCCGCTGCAAGGCGATAATGGCGGAGGTGTTGTCCGGGCGGGTATCGCCCAGCGCCACGTCCGACGCGCCGAGGAACTTCTGCGTGTAGCTGATGGCAATATCAATAAACTGGCTGATCTGGGGGGAGATGCTGGCGGGGTCAATGATCTTCGCCACGCCCTCCACACTGCCGTTTACCGGGATAGCCCCGCCGATCTTGTTTGTCCACTTGGCTACCTTGGTGGAATCATATACCACCTTCGGATAGGCCAGCGTCATAAGGGAGATCATGGACATGGCAAACAGCTTGTTTACAAAGATCTGGTTGGGCAGCAGGCCGGTAATCATGGCCTGTCCGTGGTAGCAGTCCTGCACATAGTCCCAGTTCATCCACGTCAGGGGGTACAGCTTGATGCCGAGGTCCAGATCGCCCCGGATCTCCGCCTGCCGGGTGCACTCGTAGGCGTGGACGGTGCCGGTCTCGTCGTCCTTCCACAGCCGGAGCAGCACCGTCACCTTGTTCCCGCTGCCGCTCATGGAATCCATGTAATTGTTGCCGCAGTCCTTGTTATCCGGCTGGATCTCGTCCGGATCCTTGCCGTACCGCTTGGCCCGCTTCCGGGCCTCACTCAGCAGCATCCGCCGCTCCAGAATGATGTAGGGCTGGCTCTGCACATCCCGGTTGTTGGGGTTGCCGAACAAGACCTGCGTGTTCATCAGAACTTCCGTGCGGATGGCGCCCTTGCTGGCCTGTCCGGTCTCCGCCGTATCGTCCCAGTAGGTATACATACAGCCATCACCGTCCACGGCGGCATTGCGGGTATACTCCCGGATGCGCCCGCCGATGCTGTTGCGCTCGAAGATGGACGCGAACTGATCGTTGAGAATGTCGGCCACCAGCTCCAAAGTCTGCGTGTTCCGCTCCCCGCTGGAGGACATGGCCCGCGCCCACAGCTTCAGATTGTCCGTAGAGATATTCGCCACGGAGAACAGCACAACCCGCTTCAAAAAGTTAAATACGGGGGTGGGGAGGCCGTTGCTCTGCACACCCTCCCACTGCTTCCCGATGAAGAAATTTTCGTTGGTCTCCACGCAGTCATAGAGGTCAATACCGCTGTTGAAGCTGATCCCCGCGCTGTATTCCTTACCGACCCGCTCCGGGGTCATCGTCTGTTTGCTCATGGGTTCACCCCTTTATTTCACATTTCCGGTATAGCGGAGCTGCACGTCCGTCTCCAGAACCGTTGCGGTAGACGATGCCGATTTGCTCTTGAATACCAGCTTGTAGAAGGTGGCCTTCTTCACCTTCATCTTCACCCGCCGTACCTGCGGCTTTCGGTTGGTGCCGAAAGACCAGTGGGCGAAGTCCGCATGGGCAAAGGTGGCAAGGCCGGAGGACACGATTTTCTCCGGGTAGTCGCTGCGGCGGTTGGTCTCCACCGTCACATGAACCCGCGCGTTGCTCTCCGGCTGGATTGCCACGAAAATAAGCGGGCTGTATTTCAGCACCCAGTCCCGGTCAAAATCCATGGAGCCGGTAGCGGCGTAGGCGTCAATGTCCTTGCCGTCATCGTTCCGGTACTGCCGGGAAACATGCACCACGCCGCCGTCAGGCCGGAAGCCGTAGGTCTCCAGCCCTATCTCCACCATGGCCCGGAAGCTCAATCCGGTGTAGAGATACCATGCGTCCGCGCCGTAGTTCAGGATCAGCGCCTTGTCTCCGTACATCCACCAGTATTCCTGCGCCGATTTCCGGTTGAAGGTCCGGGTCTCTTTCATGTCAAAACCTTGCAGCGTCACTTCTACCCGGTCGGAGATCCGTTCCGCGTTCCGCTCGTCAAAGGTGATATTGCCGCTGGTGGATACGCTCCGCCACCGGTACACCGCCTGATCGTCCAGCGTCAGGGGGTTGTTCTCCAAAATGTCCACCTGCCCCGGAGCCTTATTGCCGAACTGCCGGTTGACAGGGGTCACATAGAACGCCGCCGTGGTGACGTCCGTAGCCGTTACCAGCGTGGAATAGCTCATGGAGTAGGTAGCGTCCTGCTTGAATACCACCAGCCGTGCGTAGTGACGCACCATGCCGGTGATAGGCGTGTTGGCCTCGCCCACCTCCGCCTCGTACAGATCCGGGAAGTATTCCGCCGAAGGCTTACCGGTGGCGGAATCAATACCGGAGTAAATGGTCTTGTTGGTGCCGTCTCCGTATAGAAACACACGGCTGTCCGTCTGTCCGTTGTAAAGCTCGGAGAAGCGCATCCCCGTTACCTGCGCCCGTTCTCCGTTGCCGCTGCGGTAGATCAGCTCCAGCGTGTTGACACCGGCAGCGGGGGCAGGGGTAATGGTAAAAGTCCGTGCTGTCAGGTCGGAGGTGTAGGTCTGCGCCGTGTCCCCGATCTTCACGGAGATAATCTCATCCACCGTCTTTTCCGGGATGTGGAAAACCGTTTCCTTGCCGTCGGGGGAATACAGCACCTTCCGCTTGCCCGTCAGCCGGTTTACGTTTTCCAGCAGAAACCCACCGCCCGCAGGCGTCGTGGCGTTCATCACCGTGGGAATATAGCCCTCCACCGCCGCAAAGCTGCTGTCCTCCTTGCCGTCCCAGCTCATGTATTCATGGCCATTCAGCAGGTAAACCTTGTTGGAAAAGCCGAAGAACGAGGTCTGGTCCTGCGTGCACTGGCCCACAACCTTGGTTGTTGCCGCCGCCGGGTCCAGAGAGAAAATCAGCCCGCCGAAGGCGGCAAGCGTCCGCTGTTTGCTGTCTACCACGCCCTCCCACGCGCCGGAGAAAACCGGATTCTCCGTGGGGGCCGTGTGGCCGCTCTCCGCGCACCATGCGTCCCATGCCGTTTTCAGGTTCAAAACCGTTTTGGTGCCGGGGCGCAGCTGCAAGTGCTTCTCCCGCGTCACGCGGAAGTTCCGCATCTTGCTCATTTCGCCGTTCTTGATCTTGGTATCCCCGTCCGGGTTCTCGTTCAGGCCCAGAAACTGGCGGATCTTCAACACCTGAATATCGTTGCTGGATGTGATTTGAGCCATCGTCCGGGCCTCCTTTATCCGTAGGATAGATAACCGGCGGTCATTTCCCCGCCCGTCATCACGTCATCGTAGTCCTCGCCCTCGTCGAAATCGTCCACGATCTTCTCCACGGTTTTCTGCGCGCCCAGAACGCGGGTGACACAGAAATACCGGGCAGCGTCGCAGATATGGGTGATCTCATGGGGCTCCGTGGCGCAGTCCGAGGGGTTTTTCTCGTCATGCTGGATGGAGGGCAGGTTGCGGATCAGGCCCACGCAGTTTTCCGTCACCAGAAGTCCGGGCCGGTCCGTGTCGCTCTTCATGGGCTTCAGCAGCTCCTTGACGGCCATCCAGCCCTGAACACGGTTGTTGCTGGCTTTCAGCAGCCCTAACCCGTACTGCGCGAAGATCTCCGCCATGCTCCGCCCGCTGTCCTTCTGCCGGTTCCACATATCCGGCGGGGCAATGGTGAACTCAATGTGCTCTTCCGGCGGCGTCAGGGCATTTGCCAGCTTTGCCGCCTCGCTGACGATCAAGCCGCTTTGCTGTACCTCCCGGTACACATAGGCCCGCCCTTCAAAGTCCACCGCCACCCAAAGGCAGGCGAACATATCAAGACCGTAGTCGAATGCCCGGTATTTCTTCCACTCACGGGGCACCCGTACAAAAGGCGCAATCACATGAGTTTCTTTGCGGAACTCCGGGAAGAACGTGCCTGCCATGGCGTTCCAGTCGCCGTAACGCCACGCCCGCCGTACATCCTCCGGCAGCAAGTCCAGCATTTGCTTGTACTCCGGGGATGCCTCCAAAAGCTGGGGGTTATCGTCCACCGTGGCGGGGATGAAGGTGTAATCCTTGGCCTTTTCCCCCTCCCGATACTCCCGGTCCACGAACAGCCGCTTCACCCACAGGTGGCCGATGCCGCCGGGGTTGCAGGTCAGGTACATCCGCCGGGGGAACTTGGTCGCGCCGCGCAAGCACGCGCCCAGCGTGCGGAACTGGGATTCTGAGAACTGGGTGGCCTCCTCCATGAAGATCCAGTCAAATTCAAGTCCCTGATATTCCTGATCGTCCCCCGCGCCGTAGTGGCCGAACTTGATGATGCTGCCGTTGCAGAAGAACATCATCCGCATACTGCCGTTGTAGCTGCCCACCTCCGGCGGGATCAGCTTCTGCATGGGCAGGATGATGTTCTGCTCCAATTCCGGGTACTCCCGGCGCACGATCAGAATTTTAATGCCGGGGTAGGTGAGCGCGCCGCCTGCCGCCTTCCGCAGCAGAACGTGTGTCTTGCCGCCGCCTCTGGCGCCGCCGTAAGCCGTGTACCGGCTCCGGGACTGGCAGAACTGCTTTTGCTTGGGGTTCAGCGTCCCCAAATCCACCTGCACCGTTCCGCCTGCTGTCTGTTTATATCGAGGCATAATCGCTCCTTATATCTGGCGGACGGGTCGGGTTCATGCACCCGCTCCGTCCATATATGGGGGAAGGGGCCGAAGCCCCCTCCCATGAGATCACTCGTAATCCTTGGTGCCCTCGATGCCCACGCAGCCGTCCTTGGTGGCCACGGCCCGCATGGTCTGACCGGCGGTCAGGGTCACAGCGGCGGTGTAGACCTCGGCGGTGGTGGAGTACCGGGGGTTGGTGCCGTCGGTGGTGTACTTGAACACCACGCCGGACACGGCGGTGATGCTGACAGCATGGCCGGTAATAGACATCACGGGGGCCGCCAGAACCGCAGCATTGCCGCACACGGCAACACCGTCGCCCTTGGCGCCCAGCACGAAGCTGTCATAGTAGGTCACGCCCTGCACCACGGGGCCGGAATAGCCCTGCACCTCGGTCAGGATGTTGTACTTCTGGAGCTTCACAGGGTCCACGGTGCAGCCCTTGTGCTTGATGAAGAAGTACACACCGGCGGGCATGTAGCTGGTGGGGATGGGCTTCACGCGGCAGCCATCGAACTCGCCCACAACGCCCTTTGCCAGAGCCTCCTTGCCCAGAGCGTCCACGCCGATGTAATCGGGCATCTGCTTGAGCAGCTTGTAATACTCGGTGGCGATATAGAGGGTGCGGCCCTCCAGAGGCACCAGCGCGTCGGTCATCTTCGCGTTCAGGTCGATGATGAGACCGCCGATGGTGGCCTTGGTGGGGGCGGTAGTTTCCTTGACGGCGATGTTCGCGCCCATGATCCACTTCTTGATGCGGTGCTTGTCCATGCCGGGGATAGTCACCTCGTCCAGCTGACGGCGCAGAGCGCTGCCTGCGGACTTCTGGATGGCCTGATCGGTCTGATCCAGCGCGTCAATGGTGAAGGAAAAGGCGGGCTGCTGCTCGCAGGTCATTTCCTGAAGGGTGTCGCCCACGTCATGGACCTCACCGAAGCGGTTGGAGCCGCTGCGGGTGTACTGGGTCTCAGGCACGGTGTTCACGCTGCCGATGCGGATGGTGCGGCTGTTGGGATTCAGCCAGGAATAGCTATTGCCGCAGTCATCGGCGGTGATGGAGGCTTTCTTGAAGCGCTCCGCGATCTTGGTTGCGTACTTAATTGCGTAGTTGATAGCCATAGGTAAAAACCTCTCTTTCGTCCGGTTTCCCCATAGGCAAAGTGCCGTTACATGGCGCTGTCAAAGGCGTCTCCGAAATCGTCCCGCGTCTTGGAGTTGTCCCCGGCACTTCTCATGCTGCCGGTGGAGCGTTCCGCGTTCCGCTGGTTCTGCTGTACGGAGGCGGTCTCCCGCTTGGCGTCTGCCGCGTCCTGCCGCGCCTGCTGCACGGCGTACCGGGCGTAGGCGGCTACCAGAGAAGAGCCGTTCCGCACGTCTGCCCAAACCTGGGGTGGGATACTGTTGGGATCCTTTGCTGCCTCGGGGAATGTCTGTTGAAATTCCTGAATGTCCGCCTGTCGGCGGCTTGCCGCCTCGGCCTCGGCCTGCTGGGCCTGCGCCATGGCGTCTTGCTGGGCCTGCCGCTCTGCTTCTGCGGCGGCCACAACGGCCTCCCGGTCCTCAAGTTCCACGGAGCGCCGTGCGTCCGCTTCACTCAGGCCCTCGGCCTGCTTTGCCTGCGCCCGGAGCATGGAAATGTAGTCCTTGGTGTTCAACCCCTGCTGGTTTGCAAAGCGGTTGACCATCTCCATCACAGGCTTAAACTCGTCATACTGGCTGCGGATGCGGTCATAGTCCATGCCCTTCTGGGCCAGTGCCACCATTTCCGCTTCGTTTGCCTGCCGCACCTCGCCCATGTGCCGCAGTTCCCATGTCTGGGGCCGTGCGTCCACGGTCTCCGCCTCGGTCTGCTGCGTCTGGGCTGCCTGTTCCGCATCTGCGGGGGGCTCGGTGTCCTCTTCCGGCGTCTCTGCGCTCTCGCTGGGGTCCTCGACAGGCGTTTCCTCGCCAGTCTCCATCGGCTCTGCGGTCTCCTCCGGCTGGTCTGCCATCATCTCCGCGCCGCCGTCCCAATCGTCCAAAAAGGCGTCCGCAGTTTCGGGCTCCTGTTCGGAGATCTGGTTCATGTTTTCGTCCATATTGGCCTCTTTCCCCGGCCTGGTCTGGCCGGATCTTTGTATTTTCAAAGCCTGGTCTGGCTTTGTTGACAAAATAAAAAACGAGACCACAAGAAACGGCTTTCGCCGTTCTCATGGCCTCGTTGGGCTCTCGTTTTTATTCGGTTTTGATGGGGAAGGGGACGTCTGTATCCAGCTCCCGCCCCTCAAAAATGGTGGGGTAGTGGCTCACCTTGCATCTTCGGCAGTAAATCGGCGTGTTGTAGATCACACTGCCTGGTTCGATGTGCTGAAGTGCCTTGCCGCAGATAGGGCAGCGGTAGACCCACGTCCCATCTACCACCATGCTCCAAACTCCCCGTGTTCAATGCCGCCGTATAGGTTTTCCACAGTGCTTTCCACCGCCGGAAGGCTGTCTCGGAGCTTTTTGAGCAATTCAGCATATCTCTGCATGAATAAGTTCGCCCTTGAGGGATCTTCTTCCAGCAGTAAAAGCCCTGCCAGCAGATTTGGCAATGGGCCATAGCAAATAGCGTCATCCAACTGCACCTCATCTGCCATGGATGTCACCTTTGGGCAGATAGGCCGCCTGCCGGTCTTTACCGCCTCGCGATAGTTGTCACTGTACAAAAAAGCCTCGTCAAGATTGTTATTCAGCAAACTCACCGTCCGGAGGTTATACTCCTTGGTGTCCGCCGTGTCCGTGGAGCCGGTGGATTCGTTCTGGGAATCCATCAGGTGGATGGCGATGTCAAAAATCTGCTGTACCGTAACCGCCATATCACACCTCCCGCCCCTTGAGGCTGGCTTTCATGGTGTTCAGATCGTAGGTCATCAGGTTATCAATGCCCTGTTCCACGCTTTTCTGCCGGTCCGTAGGCTCCTCCGCCTCCGGCTTCTCCGGTTCGGTGGGGGAGTGGGCTTTGATCTCCCGCAGCAGCCGCAAAATCAGCACTGCGCATACGGCAGCGCCCATGCTGGCCGCGCCGCAGATCAGAGATAAAACCAAAATCAGGCCGTTCACCTCGCCGCCTCCTCACTTGAAGTCGCTTGCGTCCACGCCGTCCCCGAAGGTCACGTTCACGCTGATGTCTTGGCGGGTCTCCTGCTTGTCCTGATAGCCGCCCAGACGCTTCTGCTTGTTCAGGAAAATGCCTCGCGTCACCATGCCCTTTTCCTGGTAGATGGGGCTGGTGTCGATCTGCTCCTGAATCTGCTGGTATGCCAGCCGCACGTAGTAGCTCATAACGCAGCGGGGATCGTCGATCTCCTCATCGCCTGCTTCAAAGGCTTCCACCTGTGCTTCGACCACCTCGGCCTCCCGGCCATCGTTGTAGTCATAATACCCCTGAAGCCGCTGAACCGTCCATCGCATCGCATTGGCAAGGCCCGCCTCGCTGTATGCCTGTTCCAGCCGGTCCTGCACGTCAAAGTATTCCTCGGACTGCTTCAGGAACGCCTTGATCCTCTCAATCGTTTGCTTCTTGTGGGCCGCGGCGGCCTTCTTGTTCATATCGTCCATGTGTGCCTTGCTGTGGTTCGATGCTGTCTTGGCCATGCTCCCGGCCCCCTCTCGCAAAAAATTCTGGTGGTTTCGGCAGGAATCGAACCTGCGACATATCGGCTCACGAAGTCCGCTGCTCTTCCGACTGAGCTACGAAACCATGCTCCGGTGGGCTGTTCGGACCCACCGGGCAACAGGAAAGGAACTGAAGGTGAAAACTGGCGTCTGACATAGGAGGCAGGCGGATTCTGTTCCGCCAACTTCATTCAAGCATATTTCGTCAAGTGGACACAAGATGTTTCAGTTATTTTCGTAATGTTCTACATAAAATCCCCCGCCCCCTTTTTCCGCCACCCCCCATGAGGAGCACCGGCATAGCTCCCCGCAGCTGATATGAAAGTTCTTGGAGGGGGAGAGGGGATGTGTGTATATAGCCCTATACCACGAGGAAGAGACACCCCCCTGTTTTTCCGCTACCCCCCTAACCCCCTGCTATCCCGGCTCTACCTCTGGCCCCCTGACCCCCAGCCGGTGAAGCCTCGGCCCGTCCTGATGGAATCAGCCCCCAGCCGGAGCAGCCAACAGGAATTGCCCAGCCCGGAAGAGGAAATACACAGAAACGACACAGCAGCAGCCGAAGCCCAGCAGCCACAACGGAAATATTTAATAGCCCCTTAAATTTCACCGGGAAAGGGTAATTGCGATAATCTCACAATAGCTCCGAATATCTCGCAAATGCTCCGTTTTGCTCCCGTTTTCTCTCGTTCTCTCGCGTTCTCTCGCGTTTTTTATTCGTTTCTTCTCCCTCTTACGCTACTCTCCCAGTAGAAGCTAATAGAATCTAACAAGAATCTAACAGAAGCTAATATAAGCTAATATATATCCCAGTAATATCTAATACACGCTCACTCTCTCACTCTCCTATTCTCTCCCCCTATAGTCCCCCTCTCCTTCCCTCTCTCTCCCTGCCCCCGCTGCCGCCCCGCTCACAAAAAGAAAAGCGCCGGGGGTGTTATCCCTCGACGCTCTGGCGCTCGTTACAGCTTGTCCCGGATGGCCTCAATGATCCAGGCGTTGACGCTCTGGCCTGCGGCGGCTGCTGCCGCTCTGATCTGGGCCTTGCTGGGGTCGGTGCCGATCCTCAGCTTGACCGTGACTTTCTCGTTGTTCTCGCGCTCCCATTTGAGGGAGGCTTTTCGCTGGGCGTCGCTAGTCCTCAATTCCTTGTGCTCCAATGGTTGCACCTCCTTTTGCGTCTTATTATATCGCATATGCGCGTATAAGTCAGCCTGACAACATGCACAAAAAAGTCCGCCTGATACTGTGCGAACCTGCCAAACCTGCACGAATTTGCAAAAACCCTCTTGACAGCTCGTATCAGTCCGCCTTATAATCCAAGACAACAACAGCAAACACGACAACGCCACAGGCCGACAGGCCGGAAAGGATAACACAATGACTACTTACTTTATCAACTGCAAGAACCTCGACGAGCTGAAGAAGGCTTACAAGGCCGCCGCCATGAAGAACCACCCCGACAAAGGCGGAGACACCGCCACCATGCAGGCCATCAACGCCGAGTATTCCGCCCGGTTTGAGGTCCTGAAGCGGTCCCAGAATGAGCAGGCCGCCGAGGACACCACCGGACGGACCCACGCCACCACCGAGAGCGCAGGCGATTTCATCGCCATCATCGCGGCCCTGCTGAAGCTGGACGGTCTTGAAATTGAGTTGTGCGGTCGCTGGCTCTGGATCGGCGGCAACACCAAGGAGCACAAGGAATCCCTAAAGGCTGCCGGGTGCCGCTGGTCCTCCACTAAGAAGCTATGGAGTTGGCATTTCGCCGAAGAGGGGATGAAGTGGCACAAGGGCACCAAGACCATGGCAGAGATCCGCAGCAAGTACGGAAGCACCACCTTTGCCCGCTCCACCAACTCCGACGCGCTCCCGGCTTGACCGGGGCGCGCCACTACCAGAAAGGAGAAGGAAACAAAATGAATGACCGTACCGCCGCCACCGCTGCCCGCTTCGGCATCTCTGAACAGTGCGCCGCGCTGCAGCGCGACCTGCTGACCCTCCCCGGCGCCATCGATGTGGAATTTGATCTCGATGGATTTTATGACAATCTACGTGAGGTGATTTTCCTTGTAAAATTCGAAATCCCCGTCGCGAACAGGAACTATTACCGAGACTTTCGCACCTTACGCCAGGGCGTGATCGACACCGCCGCCCGCCACGGCCTGACCCGCACCCCGGACACCATCGAGAACTATGGCGAGCACCTGTATTTCGTCTTTCGCCACGATAGCACATGGGAACACCCCATGACTGAACAGCCCGACTAAACCACCACAGAAGGAGGAAACCGCATGAGCTATCTTGACCTATTCCAGCGCTACGGCAACCCCAGCCGCGAAGCGGAAATACGGCTGACCGCCTATCTGCTCCGGCCCGACGTCCTGACCGCCGACCGTATCAAGGCCCACGATGACAGCGCCGCCCGGATGATTGCCCGGTGTAACGAGCTGATCGACCAACTGACCGAGTACCGCGCAGCCCTGGCGGAGCGATACGCCGCCCTCGCCACTGCCGCCTACCGTGACCGGCTGGAGCTGATTCGAGAGCGCCGTTGGCGTGATAGTCCGGTGCTGTACCATGTGCAGATTATCCGCACCTATGAGGACGGCACAGCGGAAACCGTGCTCCACGAGCATTTCACCGGCAAGGAGCGCCGCGCAGCCTTTTCCCGGTTCGCGGAGCTGAAGCACCAGCGCCCAGGCATTGAGACCTACCAGGACACCGACAAGCGCAGTTGGGAGCGTTGACAATCAACGCGGCCCATGTTACCATCAATTTACAGACCGGCCCCCGCCGGAGAAAGGACGAAGGATCATGAAATATACTTACAAGTGCTTTGAAGATAATGCGGGCTGCCTGCACCTGGCGGTGCTGGATGATTCCGGGGCCTGTGTTTATTACCTGGCAGACCAAGACCGGGCGTTGATCCGTGAAACGCTGGACGCACTCCGCGCCGGTGGTGACCCGATTGCTGACGGATGGGAGGGCGGAGAACCGGACCCGGCTGCCTGCTATGTGTGGATCGTCGATGCTGTCAACCGCCGCAACGGTGGTGCGGAAGAGATCGAGCTTTAACCGAAAAAGAACAGCGGCCCGGAGCCATCCGAGCCGCTGATTTTTTACGCTGTTTTCGCCATGCTTCACATTACCTTCACAGTATAGCCGCAATCCCTTGCCATTCCTCAAATCATGTTACAATTCCGTTACAGTTTCCCCCTCCACCACAAAACACCAATTCACGCAAA